AATACCATGAAGAAGATGATGCCATTGTTATACGCAAAACCATGAAAATGGTACAAATGGACAATATGGCAAATGGTACTCGATACTATGCGTTTCGCCCGTTTATGATGTATCAGATGACAAAAGAAGCTTTTCAAATAATAAACTGCGCGCATATTATTTCAGAAGCAAATCCTAATCAAGATCTTATTTTAGAATATTTTAAAGCAATTGAAACCGCGATGGAAGATGAAGGCGGCGCCAAAGAAAATATGGATGATATGAGAAATAAGTATAATGCTTTCGTAAAAAAACAGCATGAAATGTTAATGTCCGAGATCGACGTAGATTCTGGAGCCGGAAGTAATATTATTAAATTTTCAGTAGACAAAAATAAACTTCATTAGGTATACTGTCCACCCTCAAGCTTACTCTTTTATTATACACCAGTTTTCTGGTATTGTACACAGTTAATTTAGCAAAATTAAATATTTTTTTAGTGTACATCCGTGTGAAAACGTGATAAAATTATATTATATTAAGGATATATTATGAAACCTAAAGATAGACCACATTATGTAAATAATGCACAATTCTCAACAGCAGTAGTAGATTACGTTACGCAAGTAAGAGAAGCTAAATCTAAAGAAGATACTCTTCCTGTTGTTCCCGACTATATTGCTCAATGCTTTCTTAAAATTGCAGAAGGACTTTCCCACAAATCAAACTTTATTCGATATACTTATCGTGAAGAAATGGTTATGGACGCAGTCGAAAACTGTTTAAAGGCAATCGAAAATTATAATTTAGAAGCAGCCACAAGATCTGGTAAACCTAATGCATTTGCATACTTTACACAGATCTCATGGTATGCATTCTTACGTCGTATTGCCAAAGAGAAGAAGCAACAGGATATTAAATTTAAATATATGTCTCAGTCAGGAGTAGAAGCTTTCTTACTAGATGAATCAGAAACAGGAGTTGCAGCTCACTTTGTTGATACTCTAAAAGATAGAATAGAAAAAATTAAAGATTACGATACTGAAATAAAAGAATTTGCTAAGAAAGAAAAGAAACGCAAAAGACCTGTACAAAAAGTAGATTCTGATTTGACAGGATTCTTTCAATGAAAATTGAATACTATGATGATCCATGGAATCATTATCAAGTAACAGATTTTTTAACTGAAGAAGAATTTAATATCGTTAGAGATTATCACATTAACAATGTAAAACCACTTAAAGAAGGACGAAATGTTTTTGGTTTAGAATCAATATCAAAAGAAATACATAGTATACTTTCCTCTAGGTTGTATGAGCTTGCAGCTCAAGTTGATTCAAAAAATGATAACTCTAATTGTGAAATAAATATTGAAATGCACACCATTCAACCTGATTGGGAGCATTCTGTTCATCGAGACATTTCAACAAAAAAAATTACATTCGTTCTAGACATATCTGAAGAAGGAAATGGAACACGTCTGTATGAAAGAAAAGATGGTCCAATTGTAAAAACTATGCCATGGATTGTAAATGGTGGTGGTGGATTTATTCGAAGTGATTCAACATGGCATTCTTTTGACACACATGGTGGAACGAGTCCACGCAGAACTATAATTTTAAATATTATGAATGGTAACAAATGAAGGTAGCAATAATAAATGACACTCATTGTGGGATTCGCAATTCTTCTGACATATTTCTCGATAACGCAGAGAAATTTTATAATGATGTATTTTTTCCTGTTCTTTTGGAACGGGGTATTCGCCATATCGTTCACCTTGGCGACTATTTTGATCACAGGAAGTTTATCAATTTCCGTGCCCTTAACCGTAATCGTCATGTCTTTCTTGAACGGTTACGAAAAGAACAGATAACAATGGATATTATTTGTGGTAATCACGATACTTACTACAAAAATACTAACGAACTAAACTCACTCAAAGAATTATTAGGACACTATATGAATGAGGTTCATATTATACATGAGCCAACAGTTATGCAATATGGTTCTTTAAAGATGGGTATGGTTCCATGGATATGTCCAGAGAATCATGATAAGACTATGGAGTTTTTAAAGACTGCTAAGTGTGACTGGATTGGTGGTCATTTTGAATTTGCGGGGTTTAGCGTACTGCGTGGTGTTCTTGCTCCACATGGTTTAGATCACAAAGAACTTTCAAGATTTGAAAGAGTATTGTCTGGACATTATCATACAAAGTCTCAAAAAGATAATGTGACGTATCTTGGCACGCAAATGGAATTCTCTTGGAACGATGCTCACGATCCTAAGCATTTTCATATTCTTGATACGGAAACACGTGAGCTAGAAGCAATACAAAATAATCATACTTTATTTCAAAAAATAGTGTACAATGACGAAGAAACAGATTATAATAAGTATAACGTAACTAATTTAGATGGTAAGTTTGTAAAAATAGTTATAGTCAATAAAAAAGATTTATTTACATTTGATCGATTTATTGATAGAATACAAAACAGAAAGATTCATGATCTCAAGATTGCTGAAAACTTCGATGAGTTTTTAGGATCTAGCGTAGAAGATGAATCTGTTTCTATTGAAGAAACAACAGAACTATTAGATACGTATATTGAAGCAGTAGAAACTGAATTAGATAAAGACAGACTAAAACTTTCTATGCGTAATCTTATGACTGAAGCACAGGCTATTGAAACAGTATGATAATATTTACATCGTTGAGGTTTAAGAATTTCCTATCTACCGGAAACAATTGGACTCACATTGATCTTAATAAATCTAAGTCTACTTTGATTGTAGGTCAGAATGGTGCTGGTAAATCTACTATGCTAGATGCAATTGCATTTGGTTTGTTTGGTAAACCACATCGTAACATTAATAAACCACAACTTATAAACACGGTTAACAATAAAAACTGTGTGGTTGAAGTAACATTTGTAATAGGTAAAGCACAATATAAAATTATACGTGGCATTAAGCCAAACGTATTTGAGATTTGGAAGAATGGTGATATGATTAATCAATCATCACATTCCAAAGAGTACCAGAAGATTCTCGAGCAAAACATCTTGAAGCTAAATCATAAAAGCTTTCATCAGATCGTTGTCTTGGGGTCCTCCTCCTTTGTTCCTTTCATGCAACTCCCTGCACAACACCGGCGAGATGTGATCGAGGATCTTCTGGACATTAACGTATTCTCAAAAATGAATAGTTTATTAAAAGAAAAAACATCAGTACTAAAAGATAAAATGAAAGATCTATCTTTTAAATTAGATGTTGAAACAAATAAAATAGACACACAGAAAAAATATATTAGTGATCTAAAAGCTCTTAATAAAACAGCTAAAGAACAAAAAGATGTACAGGTTGATAAACTTAGGAAAGATCTCGCCTCGCTTTCTAAAGAGAACGCTGAAATCTCTGCAGAGGTCGAAGATAAACAAAAACCGCTTGAAAAAGAACTTAACACGTTACACGATCGTAAACAAGTTTTTGTACAATACAATGCTCAGTTCAGACAGCAAATGTCTCAGGTTGTTAAAGAATCAAAATTCTATGAGGAAAATGAAAACTGCCCGACCTGTTCGCAAGAAATCACGGAGTCCGTCAGGAATGATAAATTACAATCCTCGAAGGAGAAAGCGAAAGAATTAAAAGATGCTATGGATGAAGCATCAATAAAGTCTGGTGAAATAGAAGATTCGATCACACAAGTGTCAGACGATCTAAATGCTATCAGAGCAAAACAATCTACTGTGAATAGCAATAATCAATCTATAGCTAGAATACAAAATGAAATAGAATATTTAGAGAAAGAACTTAATCAGACTGGTGATATTGAAACAGCAAAAGAAGAACTCGAAGCAATGCAAAATACTGCTAATGAGTTTAATATGTCAAAGTTTCAGTTAAACGAAGAATATTCATACAACAATGTTATGTCAGAGATGCTGAAAGATACAGGCATTAAGACAAAGATTATTAAGCAATATATTCCAGTAATTAATAAACTAGTAAACCAGTATTTACAAATATTAGATTTTTATGTTCACTTTGATTTAGATGAAAGTTTTACTGAAACTATTCGATCACGACACAGAGATCAGTTTTCATATGACTCTTTCTCTGAAGGTGAAAAGCAACGTATTGACTTAGCATTATTATTCACATGGCGAATGATTGCTAAAATGAAAAACTCAATATCAACAAATCTTCTTTTACTTGATGAAACATTTGATTCAAGTTTAGATCATGATGGTGTTGAGAACCTAATGAAGATTCTACATTCTCTTGATGAGAATTCGAATACGTTTATTATATCGCATAAAGGTGATATTCTTGACGGTAAGTTTAAAGATAAGATAGAATTTGTAAAAGAAAAGAATTTTAGTAAAATAAAAGATTTACAAACTCTTGAAAATGTGGTATAATATAATGATTAACAAACGAGGTATATAATGGAACTGAAAGACGAAACACTTTCTGTATTGAAGAATTACGCATCGATAAATCCTAACATTGTAATTCAACAAGGCAATACAATCAAGACAATGACTGAGGCACGCAATGTATTATCCTCAGCCACACTTGCCGAAGACTTTCCACAAGAGTTTGGCATCTACGATCTCAATGAGTTTCTAGGTGTTATTGGTCTTGTCGGAGAACCAAGACTTAAATTCGAAAACGATTATGTAGTTGTTACAGATAGTAGCAATCGTTCTCGTGTTAAATACTTTTACTCTGATCCAGAGATGTTGACAACTCCCACTAAAGATGTAAAGATGCCACCAGCTGATGTGTCATTTATTTTAGATCAAGATACGCTAGGTCGTATTAAGAGAGCAGCATCAACACTTGGTCATTCAGAACTTTCTATTACAGGAAAAGATGGTGTGCTTAGTCTATCTGTTGTTGATAGTCAAAATGCAACATCAAATGCATTCTCTATTGATGTGAGTGGAGAATTTGCTGGAGACAACTTCAACTTTGTATTTAATATTGCAAATCTTAAAATGATTCCGGGTGATTATGAAGTTGGCATCTCATCAAAATTAATTTCACATTTTGTTAACAAAGAAATGGGTATCGAATATTGGATAGCCCTTGAAAAGACATCAACCTTCGGAGTATAATATGTCAGATAAAAAAGAAGAAACAACAGAAGCAGCTACCGATCCTCATGCTCCTATGTATGAAACGTCGAATCGTGCCGCTCGTAGCATGATTGCAGTGATTGATACAATGTGTCAACGTGGTGGATTTAAAGGCGAAGAGCTTTCTACTATTGGTACGCTTCGTGATCAATGTGTACAAATTATTCAACTGGCTGAAAATTATCAGCAGGAGCAAGCACAAACATAATTTACTTTCCATTGAAAACGTGTTATAATATATTATGAAGGAAAGATTATGTCAAGTGAATTTTTATGGGTCGAAAAATATCGACCAAAAGTGATTTCTGAAACGGTTCTGCCTCCCCGACTAAAAGATGTGTTTCAGAAGATGGTAGATACCGGTGAATTGCCTAACATGCTTTTCACCGGTACTGCCGGTTTAGGTAAAACCACAGTTGCTAAAGCATTGTGTAATGAACTAGGTTTAGATTACATTGTAATCAATGGTTCAGAAGAAGGTAACATTGATACTCTTCGTGGTAAGATAAAACAATTTGCGTCATCTGTATCTTTACAGGGTGGCGTTAAAGTCGTTATATTAGACGAAGCAGATTATTTAAATCCTCAATCTACTCAACCAGCTCTTCGTGGTTTTATTGAAGAGTTTAGTAATAATTGTAGATTCATTCTTACTTGTAATTTTAAAAACCGTATTATTGAACCACTACATTCTCGTTGTGGTGTTTATGAATTCAATACGACTAAAAAAGAAATGGCAGAGCTTGCTGCTGAGTTCTTTAAACGGTTTATAAATATATTAAATCAAGAAGATGTAACGTTCGAGAAAAATGCTGCGGCAGATCTCGTTATGAAATATGCTCCAGATTGGAGGAGAGTATTAAATGAAGGGCAAAGGGGTGGATTTAGTAATAGCGGCATTAATGGTAATAATAACAGCAATGGCCTTAATTCCATTAATGATCTCACCAGCCATTTAAAAGATAAAGACTTTAAAAAGATGAGGCATTGGGTTGCCAATAATATGGACGTTGACTCCTCATCTATCTTTCGTGGACTATACGATAGTATGACTGATACTGTAGCCAATAGATCAATACCGCAGTTAGTTTTAATTTTAGCTGACTATCAATATAAACAAGCCTTTGTGGCAGACCATGAATTGAATGTTGTAGCTTGTATGACGGAGATAATGGCAAACGTAGAGTTTAAATAATGAAAGAATTTGTTTTAGTAATTAGCATGTGGGGCAATAACGGCACCGCATGGGAATATATAGGTAATCAATATGTAATGCAAGAAACATTTACACAACCTCAGTGTGAGATTCTTGTACATAATTCTAATTGGCAAAAACATATGGCAAATGAATATTATAGATTACAATTTGATTGCTTTCACAAGGACGATCACAATTAATGTTAATATTGTACACACAGCCTAGGTGCCATTTTTGCGAGATCATGAAAAGGATGTTGAGCAAAATGGACGAAGCCGAAGGCTTTCAGACTATAGACATTACCAAAGACGCAGAAGCTAAAAACTTTATGCGAAAGAAAGGTCATAGGACTGTTCCTATGCTTTATTGGAGAGTGCCTGGTCATGATGTGTGGATAAACAAAGACATTGACACTAGAAAATTAACTGGTGAAAATCTAGGTAAAAGAATAAAAGATGCTATAGCATCAACTAAGAAAAACAATTGTCTTGTATTTGACGTTGATGGAACTATAACTCCAAGCAGACAACCTATTGCTCCGGAGCATAAAGAAAAATTAATGTCACTAGCTGAAACTGTAGACATTTATATTCTTACAGGATCTGACTTTCCAAAAACACAAGAGCAGCTTGGCGATCTTACTAAGGTAGTCAAAGGCTGTTATCAATGTGCGGGTAATGAATTATGGGTAAAAGATAAATTAGTACAATCTTCGCCTGAATTTAAAATTCCTAAGATGATGCTTGCTTGGTGTAAACAAAAAATGGAAGAAAGTAAATTTCCACATAGAACTGGTTCTAAACATGTAGACCTCAGACCTGGTATGATGAATTTTTCTATTATAGGTAGAGGTTGTACTAATGAACAAAGGCAAGAATACATTGAATACGACAAGAAAAATGATGAAAGACAAGAACTAGCTGATGAATTTAACGGGTTGTTTCATACATACTCGGCTCAAATAGCTGGTGAAACTGGTATCGATATATGTGAGAACGGAAGAGATAAAGGACAGGTGTACAAACCGCTAGAAGCGTTGTATAATAGTATTATCTTTTTTGGCGACGATACTCAAGAAGGCGGAAATGATTATCCTTTTGCTTCAAAAATAGAATCATTTCCTCATCGATGTTTTCACGTAACAGATCCAGAAGATACATTTGAAACTTTAGAAGCAATTGAGAAACTATTTAATGAATCCCTTTGAATTTTTAAATGCTATTAATACAACCAAAAAAGATGTTATAGTAGATGATCTAACCGAAAAAGCATATAATAGCTTTATGGTTAATCGTTCACTTTCTTATTTTAATGATACCGTTGTACTAGCTAATGAGATGAATCGTTATCACCACCTCGATAATAAACTACAATTTGACTTTCTTATAAATATGGTTAGAAAGCGCAAACGCTTTTCTAAATGGATAAAGCCTCAGATTGAGAGTGACGTCGAAGTGGTAAAAGAATATTATGGCTATAGCAATGAGAAAGCTCGTCAAGTATTACCGCTTCTGTCACCCGAACAAATAAATGGGTTAAAGAAGAAGGTGAATAAAGGTGGAAGAAACAACAATAGTTGAGTGGTCTCCAGCTACAATGCTGGAAGTAACTCTAAACGAACCAGACGATTTTTTAAAGGTTCGTGAAACGTTGACACGAATAGGTGTCGCATCCCGAAAAGATAAAAAACTATTTCAGTCTTGCCATATATTGCATAAGCAAGGCAGATATTTCATAGTACATTTTAAAGAATTATTCTTACTAGATGGTAAGAAAGCAAATCTAGAAGAAAACGACGTAGCACGTAGAAATACTATTACTACTTTGATGTCAGACTGGGGTTTAGTTGAGATTCAAAACAATGAAGAAGCTAAACCGCTAGCGCCATTACGGCAAATCAAAATTATTCCGTTTAAAGAAAAGGATCAATGGGAACTTTGTCCTAAATATAATATCGGAAATAAGTAAAAAAAATGTATATCTGCTATGTACTTTTTGAATAGATACACTATATAAATAATATGGGTGCCGAATGGTCGGGCCCATTTTAACCTTGCT